GGTGCGCCGCGCCGCGGGCCTGACCGAAGAGCAGTGGGCCAAGGCCGCGCCGAAGGCCGCCTGACCCTGCGCCACCACCCACCACCGAACGAGAGGACATCGACATGGTTGCTGCCACCAAGGACCGCGACACCCAGGAAACCGGCTCGCGCTCGCGCGGCTTCGGCATGGCCGCCGGCGCCCGCATCTTCGCGGGCACGATGGTCGGCCTGAACGCCGCCGGCACCGCCCAGCCGATGGGCCTGCTCGCCGCCACGCCGAAGTGCGCGGGCGTGGCGCTGGCCGCCTTCGACAACACCGGCGGCGCCGCGAACGCGGTGACGGCCGAGGTGCACCGCGGCATCGTGGCCGGCCCGTTCGCGAACAGCTCGGCCGGCGACCTGATCGCCGCGACCGACATCGACGCCGACTGCTTCGCCGTCGACGACCAGACCGTGGCCAAGACCAACGGCACCAGCACGCGTGCGGTGGCCGGCAAGGTGCACCAGGTCGACTCGCGCGGCGTCTGGGTCCGCTTCGCCTGACCCACCGCCACCACACCAACCTTCAGGAGAGCCGCTCATGCAGCTGAACGCCACCACCCTGGCCCTGCTCACGCAGGCCGTGAACGCCACGTACATGACCGGCCTCGACAAGAAGTCGGCGCCGTGGGAGATCCTCGCCAACCGCATCCCGTCGACCACGGGCGAGAACATCTACCCGTACGTCAAGAGCATCGGCACGATCCGCAAGTGGGTCGGCGACCGCGTGATCCAGAACCTGGCCAAGGGCGAGTTCCGGCTCAAGAACGAGGGCTACGAGCAGACCGAGGGCGTCGACCGCGACGCTGTCGAGGACGACCAGTTCGGCGTGTACATGCCCCGCTTCGAGCAGATGGGCCGCAACGTCACGAACTTCCCGGTGCAGAAGCTCTACGAGCTGCTGAAGAGCGGCTTCACCACGGTGGGCCCGGACGGGCAGTTCTTCTTCGACACCGACCACCCGGTGGGCAAGCCGGGCGCCGAGGTGAGCGTCTCCAACTTCATGGGCGGCGCGGGCGAAGGCTGGTACATCGTCGACGCGAGCCAGGTCGTGAAGCCGCTGATCTACCAGCCGCGCCGCGACTTCCAGCTGGTGACGCTGTTCAACGCGGACGACCCGAACGTCTTCTTCCAGAAGCAGTTCATCTACGGCGTCGACGGCCGCGCCGGCTTCGGCTTCGGCCCCTTCTGGCAGCTGATCTTCGCCTCGAAGCAGACGCTCGACGCGACGAACGTGAAGGCCACCCTGGTGGCGATGGCCAGCCAGCGCGACGACGACGGCACGCCGCTGGGCGTGAAGGGCACGCACCTGATCTGCAGCCCGACGCTGGGCGAGACGGCGCGCGACATCTTCGCCAAGGAGTTCCTGGCGAACGGCGAGACCAACACGCTGCGCAACCGGCTGGAGGTCGTCGAGTCCAGCTGGCTGCTCTGACCGGCCGCTGACCACCAGGCCGCATGAGGCGCGGCCCCGCGCCGCGCCTCTGCACCGACACCACCGTTTCACCTGGAGCAAGACATGGCGACTGCCAGCAAGACCCCGAAGACCGCCGGCCCCGCGACCAAGGGCCTCAAGGTCACCGCCCGCCGCGACGGCTTCCGCCGCGCCGGCCGCGAATGGAACGGCACCGAGATGGTGCCGCTCGACAAGCTCACGCCCGAGCAGGCCGAACTGCTCAAGGCCGAGACCCCGATGCTGATCGTCGAGGAAGTCGACATCGAGCCCGCGAAGGGCTGACCGCACACCCTGCCGCCGTGAGGCGCTGATCCCTGGGGGCGGAAGCGCGCTCTGCGCCCAGGGGGAGCCTGCCAGAGGGACAAGGGCGCCGCTGCCCCCCTTTCAACGAGCACCGAACCGGAGCCGACCATGTCGACCGCGCCCGCCGTCATCAGCAAGACCAAGATCCCGCACGTGCGCGTGACCGCGCCGAGCACCACGGTCGCCATCCACAGCGCCGGCGCTGACTGGGCCGGCGTGAGCGAGCTGCCGAAGGCCGACTTCACCGAGGCCCAGCTGGCCGCGCTGAAGCTCGACAAGCGCCTGCAGGTGGAAGAGTTCGACCGCGAGCCCGCGGTCGACCCGCAAGCCGCCGCCGAGTAAGCGCCGGTGCCCTACGCGACCGTGTCCGACCTGCAGGGCCGCCTGGGCGAGGCGCGCCTGGTGCAGCTGACCGACCTGGCGGACCCGCCGGTCGGCCTGGTCGACACGGCCGTGGCGCAGCGCGCGCTGGACGACGCCGACGCCGAGATCGACGGCTACCTGGCCGGCCGCTACACCCTGCCGCTGGCCAGCGTGCCCGGCGTGCTGCGCGTGCACGCGCTGACCATCGCGCACTACCGCCTGCTGGGCAGCGCCGCCGACGAGTCGGCGCGCGAGGACTACAAGGCCGCGCTCGCCTACCTGGCGCGCGTGGCCGAGGGCAAGGTGGCCCTGTTCCCGCCGGCGGCCACGCCGCCCGCCGTGGGCCTGGGCTCGGTGATGTTCTCGCCCGGCTCGAAGGTGATGGGGCGGGAGCAAGACTGATGGGCCTGCCTGCGCTCCAGGACGACTACCTGTTCGTCCTGCCCCTCATCGCGAAGCGGCTCGCCGACCAGGTGCCCGACATCCCCGTGGAGGTGGTCGAGACCGCCGACCAGGTGTTCGCCGCCGACCAGCGCGCCCGCGTGCTGATGGTGATGTGGGCCGGCGAAGGCATCGGCCAGGCCGGCCGCACTACGCAACAGCGCTACCTGGTGCTGCTCGGGCTGCGCAACGTGGCAACGGCGAAGGACGCGCGCCAGGCCGGCGCCGGCCCGCTGATGAGCCAGGTGCACCGCGCGCTCGTGAACTGGGTGCCGCCCGGTGCGGTGAACAAGATGCGGCGCGCCACCGCCGCGATGCGGCCCGACATCCGCAAGGACAAGGCGCTCTACCCGCTCGGCTTCGAGCTCGAACTCTCTCTCTAGGAGCACACCATGACCCAAGGCTTCTCCGGCGTCGGCCTCATCACCAGCCACAAGCGCACCACCGCGGGCGCGAAGGGCATCGGCACCTTCTGGGGCAACTGCCCGCGCTACGAGATCCAAATGACGCCGCAGGCCGTCGAGCGCAACAGCTCGATGGACGTGGCGCGATCGCCGCTGCGCCGCATGACCCAGGCCACGCAGGCCGCCGTCACGATCGTCACCGACGAGTTCAACAAGAAGAACGTGGCGCGCGCCACGCAGGGCCGCATCGACGAGGTGGCCGACGACCCCGTCACCACCGTCAACAAGACCCATCCGACCGGCGCGGTGGTGGGCGACGTGCTGGCCACCGACGACCTGAACATCAACAGCCTGGTGGTCACCGACAGCAGCGGCTCGCCGAAGACACTGACCCTGGGCGTGAACTACACGGCTGACCTCTTCAGCGGCCACGTGACGCTGCTGGACCTGACGACCGGCGGCCCTTACGTGCAGCCGTTCAAGACGGCGAACAAGAAGGGCGCCGTCAGCGTGATCAGCGGCCTGGCCGTGGCGGCCGAGGAGCTGTGGATCGCCTTCAGCGGCACGAACGCCGACAACGGCCTGCGCTGCCACCAGGACACCTACCGCGTGCGCCTGGACCCGGCCTCGGTGCTGCAGTTCATCAACAGCGAGTACCAGGACTTCGAGCTGAAGGGCACCGCGCTGCTGGACAGCACCAAGCTCGCCAACAGCGTGGGCGGGCAGATCTTCCGCATCGGCCTGCCGAGCACGCACGAGTAATCGCATGGACCGCGACGTGAAGGTCCCGACGTTCACCGACCCGCTCAGCGTATCGGTGCCGCTGCGCGGCGGCGCGATCGTCGTGCAGACGGCCAACATGAAGCAGCTGCTGCTGGTGAAGGCCCGGCTGCTGCCGGTGCTGGAGCTGGTGGCGCGCGAGGCGCCGCAGTTCTTCGACGAGGAGCAGCTGCGCCTGATGGTCGAGACGCGCAGCGTCACGGCGAAGGACATCGCCTCGCTGTGCGTGCTGCTCGAACACGCCGGCGTGGCGCTGGAGTTCGTGGCCGCGCTCACGCCGCTGTCGCTGGACCAGGTCGAGCAGCTGATGCCCGACGAGTTCGCCTACAC